CCAGCAGGACCTTGATCTCCAGTATCGCCTGGAATGCCTTGTTCACCTGTATCGCCCTTAGGTCCTTGTTCACCTGGAATGCCTTGTTCACCTGGAATGCCTTGTTCACCTGTATCGCCCTTAGGTCCTTGTTCACCTGGAATGCCTTGTTCACCTGGAATGCCTTGTTCACCTGTATCGCCTTTAGGTCCTTGTTCACCTGGAATGCCTTGTTCACCTGGAATGCCTTGTTCACCTGTATCGCCCTTAGGTCCGGCGAGGCCTGTAGGACCGGTAGGGCCGGCAGGCCCAGTCGCACCTTGTAGTAATGTAGGTTTATTAGTTAAATTTTCATAGTTACTCAAATGAACAAAGTTATTATCTAACTCATCTTTTGTTAATCTTGTAGATTTGTTTCTTCTTAAAGTTAATGCCATTTTATTCCTTATTCAACATAGTCTGAATCAACATAGTTATTGACAGTGTATATACTATCAAATACTGGTGGAACCTGCTGTAATATTGCTGGTGGGATATATTCTTTGTCTATGTAACCAACTTGACTGCTATTTGTTCTTGCGTTATTTAATGCATCATAGATTTCGTTATCAAATCGTATGCCATTACCGTCTACATGTTGTAACACATGATTTACACTAAAACCATATTGTTCAGTAACATCGTATAACACCTTTGCCAGCCCTTTGGCATGCGTTGGTGTAAAATTTAAATGTAGTAATCTGCCATATATTATATCGTATTTGTTTGTTTCTAAGGCCATTATACACCGCCTCTAGTTCCGCGATCTATACCGCCGATAGCGTTATTGGCTTTTACATTAGCCAATGTGCTTGCTTCTTTAAAAGATAATCCGTTCAATGCTGTAGCTGGAAGATTCACTGCTGTTTCTGCCGCTTTAATTTGATCTTGCGCTATTTTTTGATTCAGTGCTACTTGATCTTGTGCTTGCTTGATAAATGCCGACGCATTGGGATTACTTGCTGTTTGCTGTTGTGTTTTTTCTGATTGTTGTGCTCCAGAAGTTTTGCCATCGTCATATGTTACACTTTCGTATCTGAATCCAATTTGCCATGTCACTGCTTCGCTGGCACTGTAATCTAACGTATCGTGTTGTATGTCAACAATTTTTGGGCGCCATAACGTTATTATTCTTTTATTATCAGATCCGTAAAATTGTGTTATCTCAATTTTATCTATAGGGGCATCTTTACCAGTGTCCAGTCTTTTAATTCCAAAAGGATTGTCACCAAACCCAGTGCGAAAACTTTCTTTAGCTGGCTGAAAACTGTTACTAATAACTCCCATATACGCCTTTATAAAACTCATGAACCTATTGTCTAATGTATCTACAAAGGAAATACTAATAGGTTCAAAATTTATTCTTGTAGGTATATGATGTCTTATATTCCATGAATTTACAACTTCAGTTTCTATGCTGTATTTTGGTAGCTCAACTGACCTTATACAATCAAATATTAATCGTGCTGGGCCTTGTAAGGCAGGTGATGTAGCCGTAGGTGATTGATATTGACCACTGAAGAATTCTACTTTAAAATGATACTTTAGGCGAGCAGCGGTTTGCTCGCCTAATCTGTACCACTTCTGAGCGTCAGTTAATGCCGCCATTGACTACCTTTAAATTGCGCTGTTGCCTGCACCAATTGACATACTGCTATTAGTTAGAGCGCCATTTGTAGTGGCGGACTCAACTTGTGCGTCATGGATATCAGCGGCATCAAATCGTATTTGTAATGTAATAGTCATTACATCACTTGTAGCGTAGTTATTTTCACCGTAGTTAGCATTTTGAATAAAGCATCCGTTCATGCTCCATGTTTCAATTACTACTCCGGGTTGACTGCCATCTAATTGTTCAATTACAAGACCAAACTTATAATCACGGCCGGCCACTGGGGCACTTTGCTGTCCTTGATTAAGTTGTTTTTGTAATTGGCTAGCAACGTGTCTAGTTACAGTGCCATTGATATCATCTCGCAATGTCAATGTAACTGGTTCCCATGTGTGCTTACCAGCAAGATATGCCTTGCTATTATATGCATCCAATGTGATCTCGTCGTGTGTTACGCTTGGTCTAGTTACACTCACTACGTTTTGAGTAAGTGCGACTGTGCTGCCGCCTTCACGACCAAAGTTATAAGCAATAACTCTGAATCGATATTGAAGTTTCGGCATGACCATAGCGTTATCGCCGCCTAGACCTGCTGTTGGAACTCCAAATTTTGTTAAATCTGCCATGTGTATTCTCCTTGGGCTATGTTATTTATCAGGCTGATAACTCGCCGGTGTTGACTACACGAATCGGTATGTAGATAAATTCAGCCGCTTTAGTTGGCTCAATGGCTACATCGATATATAATTCGTTTCTATCAATCTGGGCAGGTTTGTTGTTTGTTTCATCACAAACAACAATGTAATCATAAATTGCTCGTTTGCCAAGTAGGTCCGACAAGAAGCCATCGAAAACTTGTTTGGCATTGGCACGAGTAATTCTATCGTTTGGTTCAAAGATAAATGGTCTTGCTAATGGATCAAAACGTTCACGTAAGTACGCAATTAAACGAGCAACGTTTACACGATCTAATGCGCTAGAGAAGCTCTGTAGTGTGCGTTGACCGAACACATACAAACCTTGTCCCGGGAAACGTGCGATTGGGTTAATACCAACTCTGTTACCATCACCATACAATGTATCACGCTGGCCATTTGTCAATGCCACTGGAATAAATTCACCTTCGCTGTTGATATAACCAACGTTGGTCGCATTTGTAACAACACCGCGGGTTAAACCAGCTGGAGCAAACCAAGGATAAGCAACTTGGTCATTGTATGCCATTGTGCGTAATACAATGTGGCTTGCAGGAACAACAACATTGTTACCGCTTAGGTCACTGGTAATACCACTTGGGTAATAGGCTGCCGCTGTGTTAGTTGAAGTAATAATACCAGCTTCACCGTTAACTACTGCGCTGTTACCTGTCATCCAGTTAATTAGTTCTTGACCTTGTGGGCGTAAACGGAATGGAGTATCAACAATAATGAAACCAGTTTCTTTACGATCTGTATTCAATGATACCATTTCGTCTAATAGTTCAGGATAACTAGGAGCTGCAATTAAAGTGAAGAAAGTTGTTTCTTCACGAATCTGTGTATTTGAATTTACAGCCGCTTGCATTGCCTTAACCACTGCTTGACGCTGTGCTTTACGCAACATGAATGGACGTCCATCTGCCATGTTGCCGCTGTATGTACTCCATACATCAGTTGTGGCATCGTAACGTTTGACATTACCAGTGGAAACAATACTATTCCACAGCAACATGCCATCTGGATGTAATAATGGATCCGGAGCTTCGTCATCTACTGCTGTTGCGCCACCTGCGTTGCTTGTATCAGCGGCTGTGGTAGTTAAGTCGGCAAAAACAACACCGTTAGGCGTTGTTTGATCTGTTATGTCACGTTCTACCCATGACGAACCATCATACTGTTGAATGCGAGGATAGTTCTCTGTATCACTGCTGTCAATCCATACGTCACCTGCTGCCGGCGAACTAGGTGCTGTAGAATCAATGGTAATATTATCTGTGAGTGGTTGCCACTGGCCATTTGCTTTAATATACAAATCTGCCATTAAGTCACTGTTGTACCACAATGTACCGTCTGCTGTGGCGCCACGTGGTGCATCTAAGCTGGCTTGCTCATCCAAAGATGTCCAATTGGTACCATCATATATCCTTAGTGAAATATTTGCTGTAGAAGGAGCAACTTTAGCATAAATTTTTCCAGCTGTTAATGCTGAGCCAAGACCTGTAGATGCATTTGCGTCTGATGTATAACTAGGAACACTTTGCGTTACCCATGGGCTTCTTGCAGGTAAATTGCCGGACACATACTTTTTAACAATAGTTTTTAAACCATTATTAGGAGTTGTTGTTTTGATCCACAAGTCACCCACTGCAGTAGGAGTTGGAATCGTATAATGCGGACTTGCAAAAATTGTTTTATTTAATGCCGAATTAGTACAAATTGTCCAACTACCAGTGCTCATTTTTTTATAAAATTGATAGCTGGATACTACACTGGTTGCAACTAGTGCATAATCATTAGTAACGCCGATATCATTAGCAGGAACCAATCCGGCTCCACTAACTGTATCAGCAGGATCAGTAATTATAATAGGAGCTTTTACTTCCCAGCTTGATGATGTTGTACCTGTTGATTCAAATATTCCCAATGAACTTGATGTTAAATCAAACCAGTATGTTCCATTGGCAGGGTCGCCTGCAGGATCAACTATGGTTGGTTCTAGTTGCGCTAAATCGATGTCAGCACGAAGAACATATGCTCTGTTTGCTAGACCTAAATAACTGTAAGCGGCCAACAAACCATATTCGTTTGTTTCTGCTCCATGTATAGGTGTACCATCGATAACACTAAATTGTGGTTGGCCGAACAATTCCACTAACTCTCTTTGACTAGTTAATAGATATGGTTTAGCGGCATTGACTGCCCTGGTGCCTTCTGCGTAGCCGGACGCACTGACATTTGATTTGTTTGTTTCTGTAGCTAAAATAATTAACGGTACTGTGCCTTGTCCGGCTGAGCCATATTGACTTTCATCTGTAACGCTAACTGCTACACCTGGGGATACTAAAGTAGCCATGTTTTCTCCTTAAACGGTTATGTATATTTATATGTTTTAGGAGAAACCAGGCTATTTAGTGAAATTCATATTTTCGCAGGTTCAGGTTGCACCACTGTTTCTACTTGATTAAACAGTGAATCTAATGTAGAGTTATTATCTAGAATGTAGTCGAATTTAGTTCCTACCCACGCAGTTTCGCTGGCATGAACGCCCAATGCTTTGAGCTTTTCGGCAGCCAATAGATCTCCCTTATTTGCCTTGGCTGCCATAATATGCCAGCTAGGTAATTCGCCTCGGCTGACACAGACAATAATGCCGCTGGCATTTTTAATACTGGCTATTTCGTTGGGGAACCTGCAATCACTAATAACAATGTTATCTTTACTTCTACGTAGTTTGTTTTCTACACTGGCAATCCAAATGTCATCATGGAAGCCTCGTCTACACACCTCTGTACCCCAATATTGTAATACCCATCTAGGAGTCAAAGTGGGTATACCTAAACGTTCTGCCCACCAAGGATCTACTTGTTCACGCCACTCACGTGCTTCTTTGGTTCGGCCTTCTAGCATGACTCTATCCCATCCAAATACTGCGGCCACTGCGTCTTTTAATGTGTTGGCAAAACTTTCACGACGAAAGCCATGAACGTTGACTAGATAGTCTGCAATGGTATCTTTACCACTGCCAATAAAACCACATACGCCAATAATCATTTTAAAGTCTCCTCTAGCCACACTTTACAATCGTCCCAGTTTTTATAAATGTGTGCTCTGCCGCCGGCACGAATCCATTCTTCGCAGTTACTGGGTCTATCATCAATTAAGATATCACCGGGTTCGCATCTAACCCACTTTTCATGACTGTAAGGTCCAAGGAAGACAGGAATGTGCGGAAAGTGGTCATGCGCCCACCATACTTTATCTTGTACTGCCCATGGTACATCATTGTTATGTGGGATGGCACTTAAAAAGAATAAACCTGAGTCTGTTCGTCTACAGTATTGTGTAACCCAATCAACTAGTTCATGGGCTCCGGGTTTAAGTGGAAGATGCCGATACATTCTTTGATTGTCTTTAAGACGGCGCCATTCAGTGTCTGGAAGAATTTGTGACCAATCCCAGGTTGGTTTTTTTAGATATTCGCGAGCTGATTTCATCCAGTCAGCAACCACGTCATCCATGTCAAGATAAATGTTCATGTTGCTAGTATATAGCAACACTATCTATTTGTCAATAGGTTTTTCACCAGTCAAACTAGGTCTGGCAAACCACAGTTTAAACCATTCGTCTGTGCCTGGACGAATGTTATGCTTACGCTGATACTCACCTTTGTCAGTGCCTATCTCGCCGGTGATAGGACTTTCTGCGTTCTTATCGATGCCGGCAAGTTTACGAAGTGTGTCTTTGTCCATATTATCAGAATAGTCTTTCTAAACTATCTAAGGCCTCTCTTGCATTCATAGGGGTGGATTCTGTTCTACCAAAAGCATTAGTTATATTAATTACTGCCTGTGGTATAACTTTTACTAATTCCCCTTTTGAAGAAAATATAAATTTTATTATTACATCCATATTACTATATCTAGGACCCATTAATGCTTTGTATACGGCCATATTAAAATGTTTACCTTCCGGATTATGCATTTTTAAGGTTAGGACTCTTCCACTATCATCGACCTGAGTATCTTTATCTTTGGACATTACTTTTTCGATAAGCTGGTCCTTAATTTCATCTATAGAATATCCAGAAAATATTACATAATTATCAAAACGTTGTACTCCTTTTCCTTCTTGAGATTTTTTTATAGAAGGAGCGTCTGTTACTACTTGTTTGTCATTATCAAAATAAAAATCTTTTTCTGCTTTAATTTCTCCATCGGAATGCATTACTAAGATTTGAGTGTAGCCAGTGCCACCGAATATTAAATGATTTGATTTTTCTAATTCAGTTAATTTACTCATTTTAGGTGCTAGACCTTTTGGATTAAATTTACCAGATGGTGACATAAATGCAAAAATTTCTTCATTTCCGAAATTTCCTTTAGCAGTAATTAATGATACACCATCTGTATAAATTTGATATTGAAATTTTGATATAGTAGAGTTAGGACGTTGCTTTAGAATATTATTTGCAAATGTTTGTAAAACTGTTGCAGGAGATTGATTTTGTTGTGATGACTGTGTAGTCTGTGAATTTTGTATTCCTGCTTTCCACCAACCATCTGCTACACCAAATTCAATTTTTACAGATTTGGTACCGTCTGTTGGTTTAAATAAAGCAATAATAGTAGGCGGAATATTAGTTGCACTATTCAAAACTGCTTGATCTAAATTTGCATCGCCTGAACTATCCACTGTTGCTTTGTTTAATAAACGACCTTGTGTATCGAAAGAGAATTGAAATCTACCGTTTGCTGTGGGTTTTTCTTGTCCTGTTACTTTAACATTTTTTGCAAAAATGTTTTTTATTTTAAGACGAATAGCTTTAAGCTCATCGGGAGTTGCTGTTGCTGCCGCTCTTGCTAAAGTTGGCAATGCGGCAGCGGCACCAGCGGCACCCATGCCACGTAAAAATCCACGACGATCTATTTCATCTATTTGTGTTTCGATAAGTTGACTAATTTTCATATTATCCTATAATAAAACCACCATAGCCGCCACCGTCTACGTAATTCTTTAAATCTTCATCTAGTTTTTCTAAGTCTGCGGCTGCTTCGCTTTTTAGTGCATCACCATTCAAACTTGTGCCGCCTTGTGGTCCAGCAATAGTACCAAACTTAGCACGAGCTTCACCTAACATAAATTTAGCTTTGGCAAAAGCATAGTCCTTTAGCCAAGGTCCTGCATACGGGTCTATTAGTAAATCTTCATCATCTCTGTCGACCCAGCACCAAGCAAATACTGTGTCTTCGGCTCTAAACTTACGATGTAACATAATCTTCTTATCGTTTTGACTGAATGTAAATGTTACATAGCCGCCAAACATACGTGCCATTAATTCACGACGATCAGCATATAATTCATAATTCAATAAACCAGAAAAGCTATTAGAATTTTGTAACAGCATATTGTTAAGATACATAGCATTGAATGGTTCAAAATCAACGCCAGATTGACTAACACCCATTGTACCAGTTTGGCGAAGCATGACTTCTCTTACCATCTGTACATTTAAAGGCAATTGATATTCTTGCTGTTCTGCTTTGATATCTATGGGGATAAATTTTTCTGCTACTGCTCTACTGCTACGCTGTCTGTACTTACGCAAGGACTGATTAATAGCCAAGTCATAGTGTGCAGAATCCAATTCCACATCAACCATGCCGCCGCCAAGTCTAAGCTCTATGTCTTTGGTAAGTTCGTCTTTAATACTCATAAAAAATCTCCCGTTATGTATATTTAGCGGGAGATTTAAGTATCAATTCAAATCGTCTGGACCTATATTACGTTGTGCTTTAAATAAAGGAATTTGTATTTTTGTACCAGAACTTAGTGTTTGTTTACTGCCTGTAATAGGGTAGTATAGGATATCTGGAACATTGTCGTTGTTCAAATCAGCAAACAACGTGCTAACAGAAAAGTTCTGCATTGAAAACTTTGGAATAACACCGTCCTTGGGCTTTTTAAATCCGCCATTCTTGTCATTGAAATAAAACAATGCGCCTCCGCCGCCCAGTTCAATCATGATATCATCATAGCCATCATTGTTGTAATCTTTACAATTCATTCTATAATAATTACTAGGAAGTTTTTCTGTTATGATACTGGGCTTGACTACCAATTTATTATTGACAACTTCTGTTGCAAATATTTTCATTGTGGGAGGGCGCCAGTTTGCGTCCAAGCTGGTTTGACCATTATAACCGCCTATAATTTCATCGCCTAAGAAACTACGCAGACCTATTGGTGCGGACGTTGGGGTAAGTTTAATATTACACCCATCATATACAAAGCCCATGTCGATATAATCTTTGCCCTCAAAGGTAGCAACATTAGCAGTAGTAGGAGTCCAGAAATTTGAAGGACCTGTGGTCTGCGCCCGAACTGCTTTTAGTTTAAGCATCTGAACACTGTCAAGTTTTGTCCACGTGCCTGTTGCTTTTGACCATAAATCAAGTTTGTATATATCTTTAAGACAACCTGCGCTGTTACAAGCATAATCTAATACATTGTTAATTAAGAAATTAGTGTTGTCTAATTTGTTATCATTCCTGGGATTCAAAAATACTGGATTTTTCTGAATGGTATTTAATACACTAAATTCATTTTGAATTTGAATCCATCCATTATTGTATTCCCACATTTCAACTTGAACATCTGCTGTAATAATCAATAACTGTAATTTATCTGCGGCATTCCTCAAAGGAATTACATTATCACCAAACCTAGGAATACCAAATGGTACAATGGAATATGTACTTGGGCCACTCATAAGTGCAACTGCTCTTGCCCTTAGGTTATCGCCGGTACCTACAATATTTCTACCGTCTTCTTTGTCTGTTCCCAGAATAATATCAGGCTTGCCGTCATTATTAAAATCAGCAATGGCCCAGTTTTGATTTTTACCATCCAGCATTGGATACTCAGTTCCAAACACTTCTCCTGTTTTATCGCTAAACGTGCCGTCTACATTTTGAATTAGAGCTATTAGCAAATTAGTAACTGGACCTGTTTGACTCTGACCTGCTTTAATAAAACACCAAATTGGTAGCAATAGATCCTTGCGACCATCGTTATTTAAATCTACCGGAATAGCATTTTGCATATTAGCGGCGGGTCCGCAAATCCTATTGTACTTTGCTGTCAAGTCAGGAAGTAAATCTGGATTGGAAACAAAAGCAGTTAGTGGTGCTGGCGGAGTTAAAGGGGATGAGCTTCCAACTGATAATACTACGCCAACATTAATAACAACATCGTAATATATAAACCCATAAGCATTTACATTGGGAATAGTTAATTGATTTTTGTAAGGGTCGTAGGTGTCCGGAGTCGTACTTGACTTGGCTGGATATTTAAGATCTTGATTAGATCCACCTACAGTTAAGATGGGCCCAACTGTGATAACAACATCCCGATACAGTATATTACCTACTACTACTGCTGGAATAGTTAATTGATTGTTTACATTATTATATGTGTCTGTGGCATACACAGCAGGAGATAAAAAAGTTACTAACGCTAAAAATAATTCAGTAATGTATTTCATATTAACCACCATTCTTTTTTAACACAGGAGCAAACGGATCAGTTGGTGCAGGTGCAACAGGTTGTTCAGGCAACGGTTTACCCAACACTTCTTGAAAAGGATTAGATTGTGAAGTACTAGACGAGCCTCCACAGGCTGTCAGCGATAATGTTAAAATTAGAATTAAATATTTCATTTGTATACCTTTAACAAAATTACATCAGTACTTATACGTCCGTTAAGTTTGATCTCTGTGCTTTTAATTCCCTTAAACCATTTCTTAGCGGCTGGCTTTCCGTTAGCACTAAATTCTTTAATCTGTTCTTTTGGCTTACGTAGCGTCTTTTGTACACTTGCCGCGGCGTCAAAGCCTAGTATAGAACTGTTCTTAACTGTTAGCGCACCTGCATATTGGTCTACAATGTAGATACCCAACTTGCGTGTCTTAGTATTGTAGACCCAAAGTTCTTGTGCTGTGAGAATTGTAGTTGGGTCCGCACTTTTAAGACTGAGCTCTTTAAACTCTTTTGCGTATTTCAACTTAGCCACTACCTTTTCTGGCAGTACTGCTTTCTTTTTACGTGGAGCCTTACTGGCTTTCTTAACTACATTGTAGCTGTTGGCATCCGACAATGCCTGTGTCCACCATTTAACAATGGCAGTGATTTGACGCTTGCCCAGATGCTTGTATGCTTCCAATACTTGCGGATCTTTAGTAGAGTTGACTTCCTCAAATTCTGAGATCTTTTTGCCAATGAACTCTGTTACAGTTTTAACCTGTACTGCTGGCACATTCATTTGTGTCATTAACTCTACCAGCTTGGGGTCACCTTTGAACTCTGATACAAAGTCATCAAAGCGACCTTCGAGTTCTCCTAAAAACTCTGCGGTTTTTTCTGCCATGCGTTCTTGTATGTTGAACTTTGGCTTGTCGTCTTTGATTTCTTCCACAACTTGATTGCTAGTATCAATGCCTTTGTCTGCTTGTTTAAGCTGTTTGACGAGAGTACGTAGTGTGCCAAAACGTAGTGCCAAGCCAACACGGCCTGCTCTTAGCGCAAAGCCCACTGTGGGGCCGGGCCAAATGTCGCCACGCTTGACTGCGTCTGCTATTTTTTGGCGACGTGGATTACGAGCAAGGAATAGGCTTAGCCATTCTGCGCTTTTCTTTTTGTCTTGTGTGTGAGCGTACCAATTAAGTGTACGCATGACCTGTGTGCGATACTCGCTGTCGGTCCAGGCTTGCTGTTCTTCTACACTAGGGTAAGTGGGTTCATCGCCAACATACTTGACGTCTACTTCTCTGTAGACAACTGTTTTGGCAGGAGGTTCAAAGCGCCATGCCAATTTATCTGTGCTTACTTGTTTAACTGCTTTTTTGGTAACCATTATTTTTTCCTTTTTGCGAGAGTGTTAAGTGCATTATGCATCAGAATAGATTCTTGACTATATGCCGCGACTTCCCATGGCTGATTTAAATAGTCATTCTTGTTTAGTTTTCCCATCCAGTAAGTGCGATACCTACCACGATGTTCTTGGTGTTTAAGCTGTCCAAGCAAGTATTGTTTAGCATGAACCATTTCATGAGCAAGGACTCGGGCAGTATCCGAATAACTCAATGTACTTTGGATAAAGATAAAAATATCTTTCTCTAGTCCAAGAGTAAGTCCGTCTGCGTCATGACCGCTACGAACATCTCGTTTAGTGGAAATAAACACATTACCTTTACGGTTATTGATTTTCAACAACTTAGCATAAGTTTTGCTAAGAGCTTCCATCACTTTGCGTTTTTCTGCGGATTTGGTATGGATTTCTAAGTTCATAATGTATTATACTACCTATACCAATTTGTGTCAAATAAAAACCCGCCGAAGCGGGTTTGTAATACTTTGGTTTGTATTAGTCGTTCCAAACTAGATTGCCACCTACAATACTAGCATTGTAAACAGTAACATTATTTAGACCCCAAGCATTAATGTTAATTTGTAAGTTAGTACCATTCGAGTCCATACCCGCGGCTACTTGAACTCTAGTAAACCCAGCGGCATTTGTATTAGCAGGTAAGTTATCACTATCTTTCCAGATACCGCCATTTACAATTGATACGCCTGTTGCTACACCTGCATTAGAGGCTGTAACACGAACTCTTAGTGGAGTTGCAAAATTTGCATGACGGTATTCAAATTCATCACCTACGTCATTGGCAGTACCGCCATTAAGAATAGAAATATTTGTCACTGTTTCTTCACTGACGAAATCAGTGATATCTTGTCCTAAACTAGGAATAGTACCAGATGTTGCACCTGGAACTGCACCTGGAATGCTTGATGCTCTGGCGGCAAATGTAAAGATGTTACCATCTGGTACGCTTACCATATACAAGTCTGTTTTAAGTTGAAGTGCTTGAACTGCCTGTGAATACAAACTATTGCTGTCATCGTAATTTGTTTCGATATCTTCTTCCATATCGACTACGAAGTATGCTAATTCTGGAGTTCCCATTGAAGTAACTGGGAGAATGCGTTTATAGTTATCTGTAATAGCCATAATAAAAATCCTTTAAA